GCAGAATGTAATCCTAATGTTTGTGTAGTATTTACACCACCACCTACATACAACTGAGTTTTAGATGGAGCCTGGTTAGTAATTGTTACTGTCTTAGTAACAAATGGTACCTTGTAGTTATACTTCCACGCTCTACCTATAATTTTATTTTCTCTTACAGAATCTGTAACAGAGACATATCCAAGAGTATCTAGTTTTACACTGTCTACATATATTGCTAAAGCAGTGTACATCTTAACTAGATTATCAAACTGTATCTTTAGAGCAGCATAATTAGTATCAGCTAGATACTCAGTTTTACCTGCAATAAATAAACTATCATGAATGATCTTAGCCGGTAGAGGTTTAGAATAAATTAAACTATCGTGGATAGACCACGTAGTATCATGTACTACTAGTGTATCTGAAGTAGAATGACTACCTCCTCCTACACAACCCTTATTCTGTAAAAGAACAAAGACTACTAGTACACCTATAATAAAGAGATATACTTTATTCATCGGTTTTCTTTTTAAATGAGAACTTATCTCCTGTATCACCAAGCATAGCTGCAATGGTCATATACATCACTCCTTCTACTAAAGCATCTGAAGGTTTAATGTCACCATGGCTAAATGAGTTAGCCGTAAGGGTAATACATAAGAAAAGAGCACCCATGAAAGCTATCACGGGTTTAATTGAGATGGACTTACGTTCATCCTTAAATAAGTCTATGACCCATTCTTTAAATGTCATCTTATAAATTTTGTTCTGTTATCCACCAAAACAGCATATTCATTTGGTTTTGGCTCTTGATCTTTAACTGGTACACCAGGAAAGGCCAAGGTGTTAGACTTATAAATCTGTCTTTCTAAGTTATCAATACGGGTCTTATCTATATTAGACTGAGCCATTAGCAACTTAACATCAGCTTTGATCTCGTTTACATCATTCCAGATAAGTAAACTAACCAATGATACTAAGGATGGAAATATCCACACCTTAAAAGCAGCAACAGAAGAATTTTCTCTAGTCATTATCGTGCAGGTTGAAACTCATAAACTAATCCAGATGGTTTCTTTATACTAGTAATCAATGAGTTAGGGATAATATTCCCTTTCTTGTCTTTACGTACAAAGTATCTCATCCCATTCTTACGAATATTAGCAGGACTTGTTAATGTATCAGCTGCAGGAATAACTAAAGTATTAGCTGGAACTGCAGAAGGAGTTTCAACACTCATCAAAGTACCCGGTACTGGGTATCCTAGAGCATCTTTTTGGGCATAAAAAGTGTTTGCCATGGGTATAAATTATTTATATATAAACATTTAAAGTGTAGAAATTCTATAATCCCTACATTATAATATACAAAATATTCAGGAATTAACCTAGATTTGTGAATTAAACCAGAAGAACTTATGGAAGGAACTAATTATGCAGAAAAGCTTGAAAAAAAGCTAATTACAGAGTTTAAAGACCATTTTTATGAGAAGTTAGGATACTATCCAATTGTAATTAGTAGATCTAATGTGCAATCAGATACGTATATTCCTATAATGAGTTTAGAATCTTTAAAGAAGGTCTTTGAACCTTTCTTACCATTTAAGTATAACGGTGCTATACCTTTAGAATCTAGACTAAGACAGAGAGATATTGTAGAATTACGTTCTATATTCTGTCATTTAGCTAGAACTATGAAATATAGCTTAACTACCATTGGTCAATTCTTAGGAAATAGAGACCATACTACAGTCATTCATAATGTAAACACATTTAGAGACCTAGTAGAAACTAATGAACCATTTCGTTTAAAGTATTTCACCATCCTCAAATATATCAAAGAACAACATGAGCCACCAATTATGGACTACACTAATCAAGTACAACACCAGCCCGAACCAGATTTACTTTCTTGATTGCTGCAGAAGTAGAATAAAGCCTACTGGAATTATTAATCCAGAAGCGGAAGCTAACATTTGCAGAGCTAAGGGGTATATTAATGATCAGGGTCAGCTGACACAAAAAGCATTAATCATTTTAGATGAGTTTGAAACCTTCCTCATCAAAGCTAAAAAGAAGGTAGCCACAGAAGTACTAGGAGATAAGTTTCTAGAAAAGATATCTTACTATAGAGAACTCTTTCCTGCTAAGTCATTACCATCAGGTTCTATGGCTAGACAATCAGTAGAAGAACTAAAGAAGAAGTTTATTGTATTCTTTAAGACTTACCCACAGTTTAACTGGACATTAGTTCATCTGGCAACTGATTACTACATCTTTGAGAAAGAAAAGAAAGGTTATCAGTTTATGATGAACAGTAGTTATTTTATACAAAAGACAGATAACGTAAGTAAGACTACTAAGTCAGAGCTTGCAGACCACTGTCAGTTTTTATTAGATAACCCAGATATTTTAAAACCTGCATTAGATGATTATAAACAGCAAAATGCAGACTGGTTTGCTGATAAAGTCTAAGAAAAATTTTGTTTTTTACAGAACTTATCCTATATTTGAACTACATAAAACAACCCAACATGAGTAACAAACCCCACAATCCAAAAATTATTAAAGAGATATTTGATTCTCTTCCTACACTAGATCCTTCAAGACCTGATCTACGTATTATTAACTATGATTTACTAGAAACTATTGTAGCTAAAGCTGAGAATGTAGCTTCCTTAAGAGGATCGTTGCAAGCATATGGTGAAGCTAATACAATTGTAAAAGACGTTCTAAGTAAATCATTTCCTAGTTTATAATACCAACTCCTTATGGATCAGAATACAGAAAGACCCTTCGGTGCTATTACGCACGCTGAAGGATTACGCAAAGGTCTAAAATACATTAATGATAGACGTAAAGGACGCATTAAGTCCTTAAGAACACCTTGGGATGCTATTAATAACGCAACTATTGGTGGTATAGAGTGGGGCAGTCTAGTTACAATAGGTGCTCGTCCCGCTGCAGGTAAGACTATGTTCATTAGTCATATCCTTAGAGAGTCTAAAAGACTTAATCCTGACCAAGACTTTTCTATCTTGGAGTTTCAATTTGAGATGGGTGATGAATCCTATGCAGCTAGAGAATACGCTGCTCAAGTTGCTATGGACTATAACGTAGTATTATCTTCTAAAAAGCAGCTTGATGATTTTGCTTATCAGCAAATGGAAAACTATCTCAAAGAAGCAGAGGAGTTAGAAAAGCTAGGTATACAAAGGATACGTATCAAAAAGCCTCTTACTTCTGCAGATATGAAGAAAGCTATTCATCACTATTTCAATGAGTTAGGTGGTAAACCTATGATTGTAACTATTGACCATAGCTGGCTTGTTAAAAAAGCTGCAGATGAGAGAGAGAAGTTACAGACTTTATACAATATAGCAGATATGCTTATTGATGTAAAGCGTGACCTACCTGTTATTGTAATCATTCTAACACAGCTTAACCGTACCATGGAAGATGTATCACGCAGAACTCCAGGTACCATTGCTAACTATCCTAGTTCATCAGATATATTTGGTGGTGACGCTCTTATGCAAGGCTCAGACTTAGTCTTTGCTATTAGCAGACCGTTTACACTGAACATAGAAGACTATGGACCAGAACACTATAGAGCAGATAAAGAAAACGTATTCTTGCATTTGTTAAAGCTACGTAATGGTGCTACAGATGAGAATATTATTTTCTTACAGACTGACTTTAAAAGACAACGTATGATTGAGTCAGGTCCTCCACCAATGATACAACAACAGCCTCAAACATGGGCACCTAGAGGACCTAGAAATAATAGACAAGCACCTTCGGCTGATGTTGGCCAGGAATTATAAACAAAAACACACAGTATGACAAGTAACACACCACAAGTAACAGATGTGAAAGAGCTTAAGAAGCTTAAGCTTGAAACCATCAGAGATTTTCATCAAGATCTTATTGATGACTTAGGCATCTCACGTACAGATTTCAACATGAAGATGCCGTTCTATGACAAACATGGTAGAATGGTAGTTGGCATCTTTTCTTCAGAGTTTAGAAAAGACAAAGGTTTCTTCTTTGAGCTGATTACTAGAGATCTAAGTCCTGCAGATGCAGAACGTAAGGTTTACAGAGTACCATTTAGTTCAGCTTTTGAAGAAGAGTATGAGCTTAATGAGAAGGGTTCTTACCTAGTACCTCTAGAAGAACTAAGAGTTGTCAATCCTACATCAGTAGCTATTAAGAAAACAGCAAGCTTTGGTCTACAAGAAGAAGAGCCATTACCATCTTCTTTACCTAAGCCTCCAATGCAAGCTTATAAAGCTCCTGCTACAATGGAAGACGCTCCTTATAGTGAAATGACTATTAGAGATTACTATGCTATCCAAACAGGTAAGCCAGTAAGTTCTAAAACATGGCTAAATGAATTAATCAAATCTACAAAATAACACATGGCACAAGGTATTTTAATTATTGCAGAGTCTGGTTCTGGTAAATCAACATCTATTGAAAGTCTAGATCCAGCAGAAACGTTTATTATTAACGTTGCTAATAAAGCTCTACCATTTAAAGGTTGGAGAAAGAAGTATGTACTATGGAGTAAAGAAAACCCTACAGGTAATCTATACTCTGCTAGCTCATCACAACAGATAGAAGCGTGCGTTAAGTATGTTTCAGAGAAACGTAAAGAAATCAAGAACTTAGTTATTGATGACTTTCAGTATATGAGCTCATTTGAGTTCTTTGAAAGAGTAGACGAAAAGGGTTATGAGAAGTTTACCCAGATCGGTGCCAACCTAGCACGTATTGCACGTATGCCTAAAGATTTAAGAGATGATCTATTAGTTTTTATCTTAACCCATGCTGAAGAATCTACAGATATGGAAGGTAAAAAGAAATTTAAAGCTAAGACTATTGGTAAAATGGTTGATGAAAAGCTTACCTTAGAAGGATTATTTTCTATAGTTTTGTTTGGTAAAGTTAAGAAAGACAAAGACGGAGTCATCAGATATGTATTTGAAACATCTAACAATGGTGAGAATACATGTAAAGCCCCAAGAGGAATGTTTGATGAGTTTGAAATAGCTAACGACTTAGCTTTAGTAAGACAAAGTATTATAGATTACGAGAACTAGTATTTTAATTTTTTTATTCACATAAGTTTAAATTTAACACAACATGTTTAGTACAAAAGGACAAGAAGTAAAAACAGGTGGAGGTACAGCTAAATCTCTACAAGCAGGAGTAGTTTATGCACACATTTACAGTGGGCAAGTAAGAACATCTAACAAAGGTGACAAGAAAACCTTAGAGTTAGTATTAGAAGGCCCAGCATCTGAGGGCTTTGAAGGTTGGGCTATCGATAAGAATAATCCAGAAGGAGCTAAGTTTACAGGACAATCTAGTCGTGTATCTGGAACTATCTGGACTGATCAGTTCAATGATAGTAATGTAACTAAGAATGAACTCATGTTTAAGCTAGCAGTTATTGCATCAGAGCTTGGATTACGTGATCAAGTAGATAATATTTCAGCATCTAGTATTGAAGACTGGGTTGAGAAAGCAATCTACATCTTGAAAGGACATAATCTATATTGGTTCTTAAAGGGTACAGAAGAAGAATACAATGGTAAGACTATCATTAAGTTATCTTTACCTAAGTACAAGTTTGTTTCTACAGAAGAAGCTAAGCTTGATAAGTTTGACAAGAATAACCAGTATCACTACAAGGCTTTACAAAATAAGCCGGTAACTAGCTTTGAGCCAGTTAACAGTGATTTTGATATGTAATTAGCTGCCCAGAAGAGTGGGGGAGAGGTATTGCTCCCCCTTCTTCATTTTAAATCTACATCATGTTTAAGATAAAGAATATGGTGCATGACATCAAGGATGTCCCAGCATCATGGATATTTGAACATTTCTGTAAGCTTAGAGATAAGCTTAGTGGGCATGATATAAAGATTAAAAGTCTTTTTAATTCTAAAGAACGCACACCTAGTATGTGCATTTACTACGACCCTGCAAAAGACACATATAAGTATAAAGATTTCTCTTCCGGTAACGGTGGATCAGCCATAGATCTAGTTAAAGAAATAACAGGACTATCTTATCACAAAGCATGTAACCTTGTAGTAGAGAATTATAATGATTTTGTACTCCACAATAACGGTGGGTACGATGTACAGAAATTTAAACAAGCGTCTAAGTATAAAGTTAGTCAGTTTGTTTTCAGATCTTGGACTACTCAGGACCAATACTTTTGGACACAGTTCAATATTGGCTCACGTCTTTTAGATGAGTATAACGTAAGACCACTTAGCAGTTATACTATGCATAAAGATACTGATGATGGTCCCATTGAGCTAACCATTACAGGTAACTACTTATACGGTTACTTTAAAAATGATGGTACTCTGTACAAAATCTATCAGCCTAAAACACTAGATAAGAAATTCATTAAAGTTCAAGACTATATTCAAGGTATTGAGCAAATTAAGAATGCACCTTATTTAGTTATCACGTCTTCACTAAAAGACGTTATGTCTTTAAAGAGTCTAAAGATATCTACACTAGATATTATTGCACCAGACTCTGAGAACACAATCATCCGTAAAGAACTTATGGATCAATACATCATGAAGTATAAGAAAGTAATTATACTATTTGATTTTGACGAGCCTGGCATAAAAGCTATGGAAAGATATAAAGAATTATATCCTCAAGTAGAATATGCTGCTCTACCAATGAGTAAAGATCCATCTGATTCTATTAAGGACTACGGTCCTAAAGAGGTATATGTACGTTTAGTACCTATACTTAATAAAAGAATATTAAATGATCAAGAAGAAAACAACTAGACGTACTGCATCTCCTAAAACTAGAAATGCAGGTACAATGACTGAATCTGCATTTTGGAGTTTCATTAGAAGTACGCTACGTCAAAAATCAAGATGGTGGAAACCAATTACACAGTGTAAAATGGAATCTCGTAGACCATATAAAGGTCCGTTGAAGAGACAGAAGTTTGAATACCAGTGTAACTCTTGTAAAAAATGGTTTCCTGAAAAGAAAATTAATGTAGACCATATAGTTGGTGCAGGTAGTTTAAACTGTGCAGCAGATCTTCCTGGATTTGTAGATAGGTTGTTCTGTGAACAAGACAATCTACAGGTGCTCTGCGAGGTGTGCCATAATGAAAAAACACAACTTGAAAAACAAAAGTAAAATGGAAGATCCAATTGTAGAAGCTGTTATTGAACAGATGAGAAAAGACTTTGAGATGGATGATGTGACAGCTATCTATGAGCTGTTAGAACATTTACCAAAGAAAAACCTATTAGGTTACCTACCAGAAGAGGTATCAGAACAACTAGATAAATAATAAATATGGACCCAGAAAAACCAGCATGTCCTACCAGTAATGCAGACTTACAAGGTAAGTATGATGAACTAGTTAAGTTTCTAGAGTATGAAGAAGCTATGTCAGTAGATCCTACTACACAGAGACGCATTAGAGCTAAGCTTGTAGAGCTTGGTGAGTGGCAAGACAATTAGTATTAAAACAATTTAAGTATGGAATTAGAAGAGATCATGCAGGAATCTGCAGATATGTTAGAGAAAAGCTTTTATGAGAAGAAATTCTATTTTAGCTATAGTAGTTTAAATAAACTTATGTGGAATCCAGCTGTGTTTTATCAGCTATATGTTCTAGGTATGAAAGAAGAGCGTACTGACGCTCATTTAGTACAAGGTAAGATTGTACATGCACTTCTTTTAGAAGAAAATAAGTTTAATGATATGTTTATCATTAGTCCTGCTAAACTTCCTGGTGATTCAGTTAAAGCAGTTATAGACAGAGTGTTTGCTCATCATGTAGAGATTGCTAAGAACGGTGATGCTAGAACAGAACTTAAAGAGTTTGATCAAGCAGTGTTAGATGTAATGATAGATATGAACTATCACCAAAGTCTAAAGACCGATCAGCAGCGTTTAGACAAGATTATTGTTCCTGAAGCTATAAGCTATTGGGATTTCTTAAAGACTAAGGGTGATAAGATTCTTATTGACCAACAGACTTATGATTTCTGTAAAGGAGCAGTAGATCTTATTAAGACTAACAAGTCTATCTGTGATTTAATTGGTTGTAACTTAACTGATTTTGACAATAAAGAAGTTTATAATGAACTTGCTTTATCTGTAGAATACAAAAATGCACCATTTGGACTGAAAGGAATTATAGACAATCTAGTAATAGATCATGATAAAAAGATTATCTTTATAAATGATATTAAAACTACTAGCAAAGACTTAAAAGACTTTAAAGAAACTATTGAGTTTTGGTCTTATTGGCTTCAAGCAGTAATCTACTGCACTATGGTAGCTATTAAGTATCAACAACTTATAGAATCTGGATACGAACTTAAGTTTCATTTTGTAGTTATTGACAAAGCTTTTCAAACATATCCGTTTTATGTAACAGAACCAACTTTACAAAGCTGGTTAACAAGAATGGATAAAGTATTGGCTTCAGCTAACTGGCATTATGTTAATAAAAGGTACGATTTACCTCATGATTTTGCAGTAGGTAACGTAGTTTTGTAATCAAATTATAAAATGATAGACAGCTTATACACAAAATATTTTCAGAAATCTAGATCATTTCTGTTTCCTGCTTTGGGTATAAAGCGTACTAGCAACTTTACACCATCTGGTACTTACCTTTCCGTAGAAGGATTGGTAAGTCCAGAAGATGTAAAACTAGTTTGCAGTTTTCCTGATAATGAGTCTGAAGGTTTTAAAGCTTTTGAGCAACAAATGCTCTTAAGCAATCCTTTATTCTTAGAAATGATTTCTATACAGGGGTATAAGCTTTATGTGTTTGATTTCCATATATACAAAAATGATTGGTTCAACTTTATCTTAGGTAAGTATTCTAAACTATCTAATGTACTAAAACGAGCAATCAAGAATTATTATGGTGACAAGTCTACCGAGTATAAGTACATTGAGACATTTTTATATCCTGAGAAATACTTTAGCACATATGCTAAACTCTTAGATGTTGATGTTCAACTACTAGAAGACACTGGTGAACTGTGTGATCCATGTGATATGGAAAAAGAAAACTTAAAAATTCCAGTAGAAGATTTGGAAATATTAAAAAAAGGTACTTAATTTTGTATAAATAATAAAAAACCATGAAAAATTCAATGATGTTAGTTACCAGTAGCTGGGGTAATGATAAGACGTTTAAGCTATTACCAATTACACCAGAGTGCCCGTACAACGAGTGCATCTTTGATGTTAGCACAAAAGTGTTAGCTATTATCGGTAAAGAAAAGAAAGAGTCATTCCATATGTTACCAAAGTTATCTGATGAAGGTGATGTTCAGTACATGAAGATCGGTAAAAGAAACAATGGAAAAGACTACAAGGAAGAAAGAAAGATGTTAGAAACATTCTATGAATACTACATCGAGCATCCACAAGAGATTATTGACTTCTTAAACATATTTGCTGTAAATGCAGACTCATTTGACTATACTCAATACTTAGAAAAGAAAGTAGAGCAGCCAAAGCAATCTAATATTTTGACTAGTATTTAATTTTTATCTTGTCCATTTTACAAATTAAGGCAGAAGTTCTGCCTTTTTTTGGCGGCAAAAAGGGGGAAACAGCTTAACTGAATAAAGAATTATGGAAGAAAAAAAGCCTACCCATTGGGTGATGGACTATGAAACACTAGTTAATTGTTTTATAGGTGTGTTCCAACATTACAAAGATGAGAATATCAGAAAAACCTTTGTAATATATAATGATCGTAATGATCTACCACAATTCGTAGAGTTTCTAAATGAGTGTAAAGACAAGAACCAATGGCATATCAGCTATAATGGTTTAGCTTTTGATGCTCAGATTACTCAGCATATTCTAGATAAGCAACGTCAGTTACTAAAACTTAGTACAGAAGATGTCATTAAAGATATCTATGCTTTTGCACAGAAGACTATCTCTCTTAAAGATCAAAACAGCTTTCTTGAGTACTCTCCCGCTAAGATTAAGATTAGACAGATAGATCTGTTTAAGATGAATCACTGGGATAACCGTGCTAAGATGAGTAGTCTTAAATGGATACAATACTCTATGGACTGGCAGAATGTAGAAGAGATGCCTCATCATCATACGGCTCCTGTAGAAACAGATGAGCAACTTAAGATGATTACTGAGTATTGTGTTAATGACGTACTTAGTACTAAGCAAGTACTTAATCATTCTAAGGAACAGATTATCTTAAGACAGACTCTTACTAAGGAATATGGTATTGATCTCTATTCTGCATCAGAGCCAAGAATATCTAAAGAGTTATTTTTACACTTTCTATCACAGAAGTTAGGTTGGGATAAGGGACATATTAAAACACTTAGAACTCACCATAGAGAAATCTATTTGGGCCAGTGTATACTTCCTTATGTCAGCTTTCAGACTGAGCCATTCCAAAGAATGTTTGACTATCTGCGTACACAGGTAATTATATCCACTAAGAACGGATTTAAGTACACTGTAAATCACAAGGGTATGAAAACTGACTACGGGCTTGGTGGTATTCACGGGGCTAGAGATGCAGGTGTTTATGAAGCAAAACCAGGTTATACTATTATGACTTCTGACGTAACTTCATTCTATCCTAATCTAGCTATTAGAAATGGATTTCACCCTAGTCATCTACCTAAAGATGAATTCTGTGAACTGTATGAGTGGTTCTTTGAAGAGCGTAAGAAGATTCCTAAGTCTGATCCTAAGAACTATGTATACAAGATTATCTTGAACTCTACATATGGTTTGACAGGTGATGAGAATAGCTTCCTGTATGATCCTCGTATGACTATGCAGATTACTATCAATGGACAGCTATTACTATCTATGCTTTATGAGATGTTATCTTTAGCTATTCCAGAGTCTATTCCTCTTATGCAAAACACAGACGGTCTTGAGACTTTGATACCTACACAATATGTAGAAAAGTATCACGAAGTATGTGAGCAGTGGTGCAAACTAACTATGCTAGAACTAGAACATGATGAGTATTCTAAGATGATCATCAGAGATGTAAACAATTACATTGCTGTATCTAAGTCTGGTAAAGTAAAATGCAAAGGTGCATTTGAGTGGGAGGATTTAGATAAAAAGAAAGTAGCAGTATTCCATAAGAATAAAAGCTTCTTAATTATCCCTAAAGCCATCTATGCTTACTTTACAAAAGGTATCAAACCGGAAGACTTCCTAGCAGCCAATCAAAGTATATTTGACTATTGTGCTGGTATTAAAGCTAAAGGAGGATGGTACTTTGAAAATAGGTATCTTAAAGAAGGTCAACTAGTAAACACTAGATTACAAAAGATTGTTCGTTACTATGTTTCAAATCAGGGTGGTAAACTAGTCAAGTGTCATACAGATGGTAGACTTATACAAGTTGAGTCTGGGCAGTGGCTACAGACTACTCTAAACGAAATAAACGAAACAAGACCTTTTGAGTCTTATGGAATTAACACAAGTTATTATCTAGATCAGATCTACAAAGAGATACATCAGATAGAAAAAGAAAAGAGTTTATCATTTACACAATTATCATTATTTTAATTAACACAACTATGCCAGTTAAAACAATATTTGCGTCTGAAGATTATTTAAGAGGATGTAAACTACCTAACCATGGTAAGTCTTACACAGTTATCTCACACGGAACAGTTATAGACGAAGCTAGAGCTAGATTATCATCAGCCGGTTTTATGATTACAAATGAATTATATAAAACTACAATCTCTGGAGATGTAGCACAAGGAATTTATCACCTAAAATCAGGAAACGATCCTGATATGGGACTTATGTTTGTATGGTCAAACAGTTACAATAAAACCATGGCTTTTAAGTGTGCTATTGGTGCACAAGTATTCATCTGTATGAATGGTGTAGTATCAGGAAACTTAGGTTCTTATAGAAGAAGACACAGTGGATCAGCTCTATCTGATCTAACTACTTCTATGCAAGAGCAAATAGCTAATGCTTCTACATACTATGATGATCTTATCAAAGATAAAGAGATGCTTAAGGATATTACTCTTACTCCAAGACAGAAAGGTAGCATTCTAGGTAGACTATTTGCTGAAGATGAAATCTTGACACTTACTCAAGTGGGTATAGTAAAGCGTGAGATCGACAAACCAAGTCATTTTTATAGTGGTAATCAAGATAGTGCTTGGGATATGTATAATCATATTACATTAGCTCTTAAAGACTCTCACCCAATGAGTTATCTATCTGATCACCAAAGAGTACATAGTTTCTTTGTTAATGAGTTTGGTAATCTTGTTAATAATCAATCTGTACCAGTAACACTAGAACCTGAAGAAGTTACTGAACAGTATGAAGAACTAATGTCTGATTTTGGAGTAAACTTTATTTAATATGAAATGGTATAAACTAAACGAAGACCGTAGTGTAGAAGTTCTACCTGATGGTGAGTATCCTAAGATAGGAGATCTAAATGGTCCTACTAAACATGTAGGTAATACATTTATTGGTGACCAAAGAATCTCTACAGTGTTCTTACACTTTGATCATGGTTTAAACTTTGGTACATCAGATAAGCCTTCTAATCCTGTACTGTTTGAATCAATGATCTTTGAAGGCCCACATGATCAGTATCAACGTAGATACTGTACCTATGATGAAGCTTTAGAAGGACACAATAACTTAATCAAAGCTCTGGAAGAAGAAAGACACCCAGACTTTTATTTTAACGATTAAATAAATCTATATGATTATAGGAATTAATGGATATGCCGGCAGTGGAAAAGAT